CGTCGTATCTGACTCAGGGTGGCAAGGCCGAGGTTTATCCACTTGACATGGGAGCGAAAAAGGGAAACATCATGATCGCAGAATTGCTGGAGAACGCACGAACCAAGATGGGGAAAGCGTTTTACAGTTATGACTTCTTAAATAACAACTGCCAGTCGTTCGTGATGAACCTGGCTGATGCCAGTGGGTTTCTAACACCCGATGCTCGCCATTGGATCAAACAGGATCTCAAAACGCTGATTCAGGAGATGCCTAATGTAAGTAAGTGGCTGGGAGTGAAGTTAACTGATGTCGCTCGTGAGATAACGAATATAGGAGAAGAGGCATTGGCAAAGAGAGGAGGACAGATCATGGGAGGACAGAGGCGTATGCGAGGAAGAGGAGGATTATAATCGCAGATACTATAAAGATGGAAACATGTTCCAGCGAGCTAACAAAAGCATTGGCTCCATTCGATAACCAGAAGTGTTCCGACACAAAGTCGCCCCTTCCGATGAAGCCCTGTAATTATGCGTTGATTGCACGCAAAGGCGGTGGTAAAACGACCCTACTGCTGAATCTGATTATGAAGAAGGAGAGTCCATGGTACAAGCATTTCGATATGATCTTTGTCATTAGCCCTACGGCACCCAACGACGATAAGATGAGTCCACTGATCGAGGATATTGGCGATCAGTATTATGACACGCTCGATAATGCAGTCTTGGAGGATATCATCGCCAAGACAGAAGCGTATACGGAGAGACATAAGAAGAAAAACAAACGAGGTAAACCGAATTACTGTATCATCTATGACGATTGTATTCATATGATTAAGTCGAAGCAGGCGAATCTCATTACTAAGCTGGCAACACAGAATCGCCACATGCTATTAACAAACATCTACCTCCTTCAGAAATGGAACACCTACTTGCCTACCTTAATCCGTTCCAATCTGGATTGTATCTCCTTCTTTCATACCGAGAACAAAGCCGAGCTCGACTCGTTCGTGAAGGAGATCGGAACCGACGAACATAAGCTAATGAAACTTTATGAGTTTGCGACCGCAGAGCCATACTCGTTTCTCCATATCAATATGTATAGTCAACCTATCCGGTATTATCGTAGGTTTGATCCGATTGAATGGCGATCCAAAGAATAATCTTGGGACATAGTATAATGAGTCGAGACGGTGAAGCCATGAAACGAGGTGGCCGAAAGCGTAAGGGCAAGAAATCGTCCAAGGCAACGCAACAGCAGATCGTCAATGTAAAAGTCAAAGTAGGCGATACCGTTCAATTAGAGAAAGGCAATGCTCCTCAGCGATCCACATTTGGTGAGTTTCGTCTTCTACAGGGTGTAGGTGCGAAATATGCGAATCCACCGATCGTACAACGGCCAGCCTCCTATGGAATCTATCCAGCGACCAAGGCTCCTATGTATGATGATTCGATTCGTGTAGGTGGTGGGGCACAGTACAATGCGAACAAGGTAGATGATATTCGAGTAGACACAAATCCATGGGGTATTGTCCCTGATATTACACAAAGCAAGAGAGCAGTTCCATCAAAGGATATGTTTGCGGATCGTCGAGTGAATTATGATATCACGAGTAAGTTGCCAATGGTATCCGATGATCCACCACGATTTCAAGTACCCGATCGTACACCATCGATGCGTGCCATGCCATCTCAGCCAACTGCAGGGTATGCGTCAACAAGACTTCCTTTTCAATCATTGGGAGATGTCATGGAAGCATTTCAGCAACAGAGAGAGCAAAATCAAGAGCCTGAAGTTGCAGCACAGGCTGCAAGTTCTTCCAGTATGGGAAAAGAGGAAGCCATAGAACAAGTATTACCACTTGATAGAACAGGACTTCCCAAAGTTCCAGGTGAGAAGTATGCCCCAGGAATTATTGGATTTGACTACACAGGTATTCCTTTTAGAGTTGTAAAAGCAACAGGTCATAAAGTGTATCTTAAAACAGGAAAAGATATACCACGACTTCCTAATTTCGAAGAAGATGCAATGCATCATGGTGGTCGTGTTCGCAGTGGTGTGTTTTAAATAGATAGGATAACATACATTGTGTAGAGTGATAGAACAACTGCCCCTATGATATCAGCAAACTCCATCTGCGGAGAGGATAGATATATTATCTCCGTAGGATTAGTATGGAGGAGATCAAAGAAGAAAAACCAGTTGACAAACCAAAACCAAAACGCACGAGAAAGCCCAAGTCCGGCAAAGCACCAGGATCAAAGGTATTGATAATTGAAAAAGGAATGTTTGTGTTATCGTTCGATTAGATCCAGATGATCGCTGAAAAAATAATAGGAGGTAATGTAATCTTTAACGCCGTAAGCAATTCTGTGAGAAGTATACCTTTAATATATTCCCAGAGAGTGTCCCATAACCACCTCCCTAAGCTCGTAAGCATGGAACAAAATACTCGAAAAAAGTCCGAGCCAAAGACGGCGTTTGTAATTTCTCATTTAGCAGTTGCCGATCAAAGTCTTCCTTGCTAACCGCACGCAATGGGAACTTAGTTGTTGCAATAGCAGATAGCTGATCGATGAACTTCTCGCCCTTATGAACCCATGGTACATAACATACCACGCTGTATTCAGCATAATTGACCGAACCGAGGGCATAGCGGGCATTCTTCTCTCTCATATCTACAAAGAGATAATCGTGTGGAGGCAGATTGGCAAAGTCAATATTCATATAACGATCGTCCCAGATCAGATAGCGACCATGGAACTTGAATAACGCAATCTCCTCGGAGGATACATCTTTCGAGTGTACGATCAGGATCCGACTCTTAGGAACTTCTTCTTTCTCTTCTTTCACTTCTGGAGCTGGTGCACCAATGACCGCAGGTAGCGGAGCATAGGCTCGTGGAAGATCCATGGGTTATACTTACGGCACAGAAAAAAAGTAAAAATTGACACAGTCTGAATCTGAATTATATTGCGACAATGATTACAATCTATAAGATTACTTCTCCAGGTGTTGACTGCTATATCGGAAGAACGAAAGATCTACAACAGCGGATCAAAGTTCATAGGACAAATCGAAAGTGTACTTCTTCTATACTCTTTGATAAGCACGGTTTCAATAATTGCTCCTTTAATGTTCTTGAAGAATGTAAAGAGGATATTGCTTCTGTAAGAGAGCAATGGTGGATCGATAATACCCCCAACATTGTTAATGTCGCAAGAGCATGTAAAAAGAAAGTAGAACCAAAAGAACAGATACATACAGTTAAGAATAAAACAAAAAGAGACGATCCAACACTTTATATGAAATCATACTATGAAAATAATAGACAGAAGTTTAGATCATACTATGAAAACAATAAGCAAAAAGAGAATTATAAAAAAATACAACACGAAACAGTATTGGGGTGCTTCTGGTAAACCAAAACTTATATAAACTATACTATAAAGTGAAATATATATATGATTTATAGCGTAAAGTGCTGTTTTTATGGCATAACCTAAACAAAAAACCGGTTATATATATTGATTTCACTATATAACAGTAGATATTTTGGTTTATAGCGTAAACTATCAATCTTTTAGTTAACAAAAAAGCCAAAGGCACCCCTCTTTGACAATATAAAGTACCCATTCTATATTACTTTGATGTTTTGATTAGTACTGTAAGTTGTATTATAATCTTACAGAGTGTTAAGTAGAACTTTTATTTCAATTTTTTTTGAATGCGATCATTGGTTTCTTTTTCTTCCAATCATAAAGTAGATGATTGATAAACTATCCTATCACCCCAACTATTGTAAACAATATGTTAAGTGGATCCAGGCACAGCATAGCCGATATTACTTTGGCTGTCTACTTATCATCGAGAAGAAGATATGCCATGCGTGTCATAGCCCATTAATAAACCTAACGACCGAGTAGATGGTTGAACTAACTTTATACAATGGAGACTGCCTGAAGGTTATGAAAGATCTTCCGGCAAAGTCCGTCGATCTGATCCTATGCGATCTACCCTACGGTTGCCTTAGTGCAAAGCGTGGAGGGAAGCGTGTTGGTAAGTGTGAGCCAGGTAAACCGAACTCTAATATCGTAATCGAGAACAAGCCCTGTTCGTGGGACATTAAGATTGATCTTGTGGAGTTCTGGAAAGAGGTTAAACGCATTCGTAAAAATAAGCATGTGCCATGTATACATTTTTGTACGACTAAGTTTGGATATGAATTAATCCAAAGCAATCCGAATGAGTTTCGGTATGATCTGGTTTGGGATAAGCGTCGAGGTGTCTCATTTTTACAAGCTGGAAAAATGCCGATGCGATCTCACGAGATGATCTACATTTTTAGCGATGAGGGG